CGTCGGTACTCCTGGCGATACATACGAACCAGTAGACGGCGTTAACGTCGACGCGCTGGTAGCAGGCGGCTTTATAGAACAATCCACCGTTAAGGCGCCTAAAGGTGCTAAAACTAAGACAGACACAAACGAGGAGTAAAGCCCATGGCTACTAGCACTTATCTTTCATCACCAAACGTTACGGTTAACAGCGTTTCGCTGCAGGACCAATGCAACGGCCTTACTTTTACGCGCACTATCGAGGCGTTGGAAAGCACCGCATTTGGTTCAGGTTCACGCGTCTATACCGCAGGCCTTGAAAACTCGACGTTGACCCTTGACTTGTACCTATCGTTTGCAGCTAGCGAAACTTATGCAACTCTTAAAGCGCTAGTCGGCACCTCGACTACGGTTTCTTGGTCGCCTAGCGCAACAAGCCCAGGCACCGCTACCAATCCAACCATGACACTAACGGGGGCTTATCTTGAAGCGCTTCCGTACGAAATGGCGCTGGGCACCCTTGGCGCTATTAGCGTGACGTTTACGGGCGGAGTTTACAGCGTTCTTGAAGTTTAATTAAAAGCCTGAAAAGGCCCGACACAAAAGGCAAATAATGAAACTCACATTAAAAGTAGAAACCACCGACACCGCTTACGAAGTTGCAACAAACTTATTTGTAATTGTTATGTGGGAACGCAAATACAAACGTAAAGCGTCGGACATGGCGGCAGGTATCGGCGTTGAGGACTTAGCCTTTATGGCATACGAGGCGTCTAAGTTAAACAAAATTGTTGTACCGTCAGAATTTGAAACGTTTATTAAAAACTTGGTCAACATTGAAGTAGTTGATACCGAGGCCCCAAACCCCACTTAAGGGGCACCCACGGTCGCCAACTTGCCGAACTGTTGGTAGCGATATCGTGGTGGCCCCCGTCGGTACCTTTTGACATAGACGACTTGGCTACCGTTGTTGCTGTATTATCAGACAACAACAAACAACGAAAGTAACCCTTATGGCAACCTTGGAAAATACTTTAGAAATTAAAGGTATTCAAGAAACCATGAAGGCGCTTAAAGAAATTGAACCTGGGTATCTTAAACAGGTACGCAAGGACATTAAGAACGCTGGGGCGCCTGTATTAACGGCAGCTCGCAGTTTGATACCTTTAGCCCCGCCGTTGTCAGGTATGGCTCGTGGCAATCTTATTCGAGGCCGTGCTGGTACTAAATGGAGTAGCGAAGGCGCCCGTAAAGGTTTTATTATTAAAACCAATAGGTCAGGGCAACGCGCTAGAACAGTTACGTTTAAGTCAGGCGAAACCGTAGATTTTGCTGCACGGCCCTACCAGCTGTTAACACTCACCCAGCGCGACGCTGCAGGCTCAATATGGGACCATGCAGGGCGCCGCACTAAAGGCCGTTTTGTAACCAATCTACAAATGCAAGGCAGCTACGACCCACGCGCTGCCGAACCTGGCGTAATTGCTGCACGGCCCGCCGTTGAAAACGAAGTAACTGCCATAGTCGATAAAGTTATGAAGCACACCAACACAAAATTGAAGGTACGCCGTGGCAATTAACGTACCGATTATTACGACCTTTTCAGATAAAGGCGTAAACGCAGCACAAAAAGCGTTTGGCAGTTTAAGCAAATCAACACTAATTGCAGGCACCGCTATCGCTGGCGCTACGGTAGCCGTTGCCGCGTTTGCATTTAAGTCAATTCAAAAAGCATCAGATTTTAACGAAGCCATTAGTAAAAATACTGTTGTATTTGGTGCCATTTCTAAAGAAGTAGAAAATTTTGCTAAAACAGCAAACCGAGCTTTAGGCATTTCAGAAACGTCGGCATTAAACGCCGCTGGAACTTTTGCCATTTTTGGTAAGTCAGCGGGTCTAGCTGGTAAAGATTTATCCGATTTTTCTACAGACCTTGTAACTATTGCCGCCGACTTGGCGTCGTTTAATAACACGTCAGTAGACGAAGCCATAAATGCCCTGGGGTCCGCGCTACGAGGCGAAGCCGAACCGCTACGCAAATACGGCGTATTACTCGACGACGTAACCCTAAAAGCTGCAGCAACCGAACTAGGCATATATTCAGGCAACAAAGCGTTAACAGCACAACAAAAAGTTTTAGCTGCACAGAAAGTTATTTTTGACCAAACAGCCGACGCGCAAGGCGACTTTAGCCGCACGTCAACAGGACTAGCAGCACAACAAAAAATACTTGGCGCAACCCTAGAAAATATACAAACCAATTTAGGGCAAGCATTTTTACCGATATTTTTAAAAGCCGTCAAATTCTTTAACGACGAAGTTACGCCAGCGTTTGAACGTGTAGCGGAAGTAATCGGCGAAAAAGGTCTAGTAAAGGGTATGCAACAAGCCCTATACGAAATGGGCAGTTTTGGCCCTGGCATGGTTGAAGCATTTAAACAGGTTGCCGTTAATGCCGCTAAAGCCGCCAACGTTCTATACAAATTTGCTGTAGTTACCGCCGCTACCGCGCTTTTTGCTATGGGTCAGGCTACAAAAGCTTTAGGGTTTTTAGGTAAAGCGTTTGACGACATAATCGACGTAGACAAATTAGGCGCTAGTTTTGACAAGTTCGCTTTAGGCATAAAAAACATGGGCAAACAGTCCGATTACAGCAGTTTTGCCGCAAAACAACTTGCCGAAAACGCTAAAGCCGCAACTACAGCAACAGACAGTTTAAGCGGAGTTACCAGCGGTAAAGGTGCTACGGCCGCCGCGGACCGTTTAAAGAAAATGGAACAGGCAACAAAAGACGCGGCAGCTGCATTAACGGACCGCATGAATAAAGCGTTAGACGACGCTAAAGACAAACTTGCCGACGCCCAATCGGCGTTTGACGGTTTTGGTAAAAGCATTTCAGACAGTTTAGGTAGCAGCCTAAATTTCGCAGACGCTAAAAGTGCTGGCAACGAAACAGGGGCAAGTTTTCTTACTGGTTTACGTAATCAAACACAAGGCGTAAAAGATTACAGCGCGTCAATTGGCGCTTTACTTGCATTAGGTATATCAAAAGACGCGTTACAACTTGTTTTAGACGCTGGTAGTGATAGCGGCGCGGCTATTGCCGCCGAATTAATTGCTGGCGGAGTAGATGCAATTAACGAAACTAACGCACTTGTTACAGCCAGTAAAACAGCTGCCGACGCTATTGGTTTACTTGCTGCCAATAAATTTTATGCAGCAGGCGTAGCCAACGCTAAATCATATTTAGACGGTATTCAAGCGGCATTTAATTTTGCCCAATCGGGGCTTGCTGTACCTGGCCTAAATGTGGCAGACGTTAAAGGAATTGGCGCGGCGTTCGACGCTGGCGTAACATCAAAAGCCGCAAACCCCATTTCGCCTAGGTCATTTAATGACAGTTTTGGTGGCATAGGCGGATTTTTTGACGGGGTTACTATAAACGTAAACGGCGGTATTAGTACGAGCGCCGAAATAGGCGAAAGCGTAGTAAACGCTATTCGAGCGTATAACAGGGCGGCAGGCCCCGCAAATATTGCGGTTGCATAATGGCTACGTCAGTAATTGAAAGCGGCGACTACGAACTATTTATAGATACAGGCTTTTTAGTTAACTCTTTTCGGTTAGATAACGCAACGGCAGGCGTTTTAGATAATACAACTTATGTTTTAAACGGTTCTACAGAGTTTGCGCCAATGTTGCAATACTCAACAAACGTAAATATAAAGCGCGGGCGTCGTGACGTAGGCGACCAATTCAGCGCGGGCACAATGTCATTTAACTTAAACGACAGCCTGGCAGGCGGCACCTTAAACCCGTTGTATTCGTCTAGCCCATACGTGGACCCGAACGAGGAATTTACGCTGGCACCGTTACGGAAAGTGTCGTTTGGTCGATACAACGGCGTTGGCACGTTTATTGAATTGTTTAGAGGGCAAATAGTTAATTACGATTACAGCTACCAGTTGGGCCAACAAAACATAGTTACCGTGTATTGCGCCGACGATTTCTATTTACTGGCCCAAACCGCGTTAGCCGAATTTAACGTAACCGAGCAACTATCGAGCGCCCGCTTATCTGCCGTACTTGACTTGCCCGAGGTTGCCTATCCCGCTTTAACACGTGACATTGAAACAGGAACGCAAACGCTGGGCGGGGCAGCTGCCTACACCGTCGACGAAGGCACAAACGTAAAAGCGTATATAGACCAAATACAACAGGCAGAACAGGGCCGTATTTTCTTGTCGCGTACAGGCTATTTGACCAGCCAACCGCGCGTAGGGCAGACCCTTTCGGGTAGTGTCGCAGACTTTCACGACGACGGAACAAACATACCGTATAATTCTTTAGGCATTATTTTTAACGCGGACCTAATTGTTAACAGGGCCAGTATTCAACATTTAGGCGCTACAAGCCCCGAGGTTGCCGACGACCTAGTAAGCCAGGCTAAGTACCTAATTCAAAATGTAAGCATTACTAACAGCCTTTTACACAACGACGCGGCAGCACTTGACCTGGCCGAATACTTGTTAGTGGGCGAACCTAAAGCCACGTTTAACGCCGTGCAAACAGATTATTTAATGCTCACAACAGCCCAACGCGAAACCTTGGCGCTAGTCGACATTGGCGACACCATAACAATTACCAACACAATTAAAGGCGGCGAAGTAGCCCAGGAACTATCGGTAGAGGGCATAGAAATATCGGTAAACGTAAACAACGGCCATAGGGTTACGTTTTATACGGCATCTACCGTCATTGTTTATGAGTTCATTTTAAACGACCCAATTTACGGTAAATTAGGGATACAAGACCCGCAACCCGTTTTAGCGTAAAGTAGGACATATGGCAACACCAACAGCATTACCCGCCGTTTTTGTTAGTGGCGACGTTTTAGAGGCTTCGCAGCTTAATGCGTTGCGTGGCGCGTTTAGAGTGTTACAAGTGGTTTACGGTTCTACATCTACGTCTACTTCAAGTTCAATTGCAACTTACGCAGATACCACATTGACGGCAACTATTACACCGTCGGCCACAAGTAACAAAGTTCTAGTAATTGTCAACCAAACTGGCATTTACAAAAGCGCAGGTAACGCCGCTAACGGCGTAAACCTAAAATTGTTACGTGGCGCAACCGATTTAGGAAGTTTGGCATTAGGCGCTGGCTATACAAATACCGCTATAGAAAATATCGGTACGTCGGTTGGCGCGTCAGTTTTAGATAGCCCTGCAACGGTAAGCGCAACAACATACAAAACACAATTTGCTAATCAGTTTGCGGGAGCTGCGGTTAGTGTCCAGACATTAGGCACATTATCCACCATAATTTTAATGGAAATTTCAGCATGATTATTGACCCAATGGTAGATTTACTTGTAGAAAATGGTTTTAATACTGGCTGGGTATTGTCAGGCGAACAATTAGTATTTTGGGCACATGTTCAAGACCCACCACCACCATTAACACGCCCTGCAACTAATGAAACGCCTACTAATTAGTTGTTTTGTGTTTGCACTTGTCCTAACCGCTTGCGAAACTACACGCCAAAACGCACCAAAAAGCGGCCCAATGACACGCTGTAATACAATGGTCCAATGCGAAAGGGTAACCAATGACTAGGCAAAGAGCAGAAATAGAACTATTACACGCGCGCATGATTGTGTTTGTAGGTTGCACAATTGCCGTAACGTTCGCAATTACTGTTATTGGTTTTGTGTATTTTTTAGGATTTGTTACACAGCCCGTAGAGCAGTCACCAAATGACGCAGCCTTTATCGACTTGCTAAAAACATTGTCAATCTTTATGACAGGCACACTAAGCGGACTTGTCGCAGCCAACGGTTTAAAGCGTAAACCAGCCGAGCCAACAAATGGCACCACAGCCCCTTAAACCCGTGGTAGTACCGCCAGTAAAAAAACTGGTATTACCTGCCACGTTGGGCCATATAACCCCAGGCGAACTACCCGCCAATATGCTTGTGGACATTAAGCCATTTGGCAAGCTGCACCCGCGCGCCGCCAACGCATACAACGCACTACGAGCCGCCGCGTTCGCTGCAGGTATTAAACAATTTAAACCCATTTCGCAAGCCGACACGTACAGGTCACTAGCGCAACAAACCGCAGGGTTTTTACAGCGTTACACGTTGCAACCTATCGAGGGCGCCACTACCCGTACTTGGCAAAACAAAAAGTATTACCTACGCCCAGGCAACGCACCACTAGCGGCGCCAGGTAGTAGCCGTCATAACCTAGGTTTGGCAGTTGACTACGCAAACATGGCAGGCGAAACGTGGGCTTGGATGTGCGAACACGGCCCAACGTTTGGTTGGTCATTAGAAGTCATGCCAGCCGAACCGTGGCATTGGTTTTATTACCCTGGCGACAAAATCCCCGAACCCGTAACCCAATACCTACAAGGTTTACAGCCAGTATCACCACCTGGCGCCTAAGCGCCTACTACGGTTTTAGGACCGACGAAAAAAGGGGTATTGCATGAACTTTCTTATAGCCAAAATCTTTACGGCTGTCACTATAAGCATGACAGGGTTAGCGTGCGCCTACGACGCTTACAACGCGCCTAGTGCCCTGCCTGTAACGCCCCCCGTTACGGTCAGTCTGGCGCCGTTACATACAACAACAACTACAACGCTTGCACCGTTAACAGACTGCCAACAAGCGCTACAACTAGCTACACAAGTTGGCTGGCCTTTAGAGGAAATGGGCACCGTAGCGCGCATTATCTACCGCGAAAGCCACTGCCAAGCCGACGCATTTAATCCCAAGGACACGGCAGGCGGAAGCTATGGCTACTACCAAATAAACGGCTATTGGTGCCGCCCTAACGCCTACTGGCCTACAGGTTGGCTACAAGCCCAAGGAATACTAGAAACGTGCGAACAACTATTCGACCCGATTATTAACACAAAGTCCGCACTAGCCATATGGCATAATTCGGGGTACGGTCCGTGGCGCTTGCCTAACCTATGACCGAATACCCAATACCCGATACAGGCCTAACAGAAAGCACCCGACAGATGTATACAGAAAAGTACGCAGAAACATTTAAAAATTTTGTTGACGAAGTATTTAGACCAAATTTCATACCAGCACCTAAGCCCGTTGACCACTCAATATTGCTAGACGAATTGGCAATACTTAAAGAAAAGTATTTAAACGGCACACCAAGCGACGAACACAAATTTGCTGCAGCTGTCATAACCGCCGCTATGGCCGTAATCATTGGCATATGAAATGCCGCGGTTGCGGGCAAATACTTAAAGAAACACCACACAAAACAAACTCAACAAAAAAGTTATACAGCCATAAAGATTTAAAAGCCTGTACCAAACGCAAACCGTTAAAGGACCCGACACCATGCAAGAAACATACGAACGGCTATACACCGAACAGCAATTAGCCGACGCAATAAGTTACGGCACAATTAACTACAACAGTTACGGCGAAGGCGCACACCCCAGCGGCGCACGTAAACAATTCGCACCTGGGCTACAAAAATATATTGACGGCGCGCTAGGCGAAATAGTGTTTGCAGACCATTTCGGCATACCACTAGACCAACAAGCATGGGCTGTAGGCGACGTAGGCGTATATCAAATTAAGTCGACACGTTGCGCGAACGACGAAATAAACCTAATAGTTCCCCGCAACCAGGCAACCACCTTTAAGGCAAGCCCGTTCGTTTTAGTTCAGCTGTTTGACTGCCACTACAAAATTAGGGGCTGGACATGGGGCCACCAAATACCCACTAAAACTCATTGGCTACAAAACAACGCAGACACAAGCGGCGGCGCCTATTGGATTACAACGGACCAGCTAGAACCTATCGAGGATTTACCAACCGTGTAACTACCTTGTGCTAAGGTACGTTTAAGAAATAAACCCGACTACAGAAAGATAACCCGACATGAACGAAAAAGTAGAAACAAATAATTTGCAACTACAAAAAGTTACATTGTTAGTTTCAATGCACGATTACGACCCTAACGATTTAGACGCTGGCGAGTGGCTGTTTAACGTTTTGTCGATATGCGCCATGCCAAAAAATGAAACTGGACATTTTGCCGCTAATGCATTTTTTAAATCGGCACAGTTATTAAAAGTAGAAAATTGCGACGTGGTGGTATCCAATGGCCTTTAATTTGGACAACTACGTAGACGTTCCAACACGCCTAGCGGAAGCATTAAAGCGCTGGCCCGATTTACGCATACAAGAAACCGATAACCAAGTAATAACAATGCCCGACGGCTCGACGTTTATACGTTGCACCGTAACCGTGTGGCGCGACATAGCAGACCCAATACCAGTAGTAGCTAGTGCAGCCGAACCGTTCCCAGGCAACACGCTCCT